ATTGTTACTTTAACTTGGCCTCAAATACAAGTAGCAGAAGATGACGGAGATATAGTAGGTGATACAGTAGCTTATAAGATTCAGGTTCAATATAATTCTGGTGGTTTTACTGATGTTATTTCAAGTTCCGTCAGTGGTAGAACAGCAGATGCTTATGCAAGAGATCACAGAATAAACATTACTGGTGATTTCCCTGTTGATATTAGAGTGGTTCGTGTTACAGCCGATAGCACAGAAGATAATAGAGTAAATGCTTTTCAATTTACCAGCCTTCAAGAAGTTATAGATAACAACTCTTCTTATCCAAACAGTGCTTATGTTGCTTTAAGACTTGATAGTAAACAATTCAATCGTATTCCTACAAGAAAATATCGTATAAGAGGTATAAAAGTAAGAATACCAGGAGCATCCGCTTCTGTTGTTTCTGCAACTTATACTCAATCAACTACTGTTGTAACTGTAAATAATAATAATCATGGTTTATTGGTTGGTGAGTCAATAGTATTTACTGCAACTTCTGGGGCTGGAGTAAATGGTACTTTTGTAATTCAAACTGTTCCTAATGCAAATTCATTTACATTAACTTCTGGAACTTCTCAAACCGTTACAACATCAAACTGTACTTTTGCAGGAACTCCAAATGTTGATTTAGCTACAGGGAGGATACGTTACCCAAGTGGTTATATTTTTAATGGTGTTATGGGTGCTGCTGTTTATACCAACTGTCCTGCAATGTGTTTGCTAGATTTACTTACTAATACTCGTTATGGATTAGGAAATCATATTATAGATAGTAATTTGGATTTATTTAGTTTTGTAGCAGCAAGTAAGTTTGCCAATGAAGAAGTTGACGACGGTACAGGATCAGGAGCCAAAGAAGCTAGATTTAGTTGCAATGTAAATATACAAAGTCCAAAGGAAGCATTTGCAGCAATAAATGATCTGGCGGGTGTGATGAGATGTATGCCAATATGGTCTGCTGGAGGCATAAATTTATCTCAAGATAAACCTACAACAGCCAGTTATTTATTTAACTTGGCAAATGTAGGAGAAGGTGGTTTTAATTACTCAGGTAGCAGTTTAAAGACTAGGCATAGCGTTATATCTGTCAGTTACTTTAATATGGACTCAAAAGAGGTAGATTTTGAAGTTGTTGAAGACGCTACAGCTATAGCTAAGTTTGGAACAATAATAAAACAAGTAAAAGCTTTTGCTTGTACTTCACGTAACCAAGCTGCTCGATTGGGTCGTGCAATACTTTTTGCTGAGCAAAATGAATCTGAGATAGTTAATTTTACCACTTCTATAGATTCTGGTATTGTTGTTAGACCTGGATCTGTAATCGAAGTCAACGATCCAGTTAGAGCAGGAGCTAGAAGAGGTGGTCGTATTGTAGCTGCTTCAACAACATCTATAACTATTGATGCAGTAACGGAAACTAATATACCTGCTTTGGGAGATAATCCAACTATTAGTGCTATTTTGCCTAATGGCACAGTTGAAACAAAATCAATTACAGATATTAATGGTGCAGTTTTAACAGTAAGTGCTTTTTCTTCAGCACCTAAACCAAATTCACCTTACCTTCTTTCAAGTACAACACTTCAATCACAATTATTTAGAGTAATACAAGTTGAAGAACAGGATGATATTAATTATGTGATAACAGCTTTGACTTATGTTGAAGGTAAATACAATTTCATTGAAAATGGAGTTGCATTACCAACAAGAAATATTTCCTTACTAAACGCACCAGTGCCTTCTCCAAGTAACCTTACTGTGAGTGAAAAAACAGTTGTTATAAATAGTATTGCTCGAAGTAAGCTAATTGTAGATTGGCAGCCTGTTCAAGGAGTAACTCAGTATTTAGTAAATTATAAATTTGAAAATAATAACTATGTATCTCAGATTGTATTTAGTAGTGATTTCGAGCTTTTGGATACTAAAAAAGGTGAATATACTATTGAAGTATTTTCTTATAATTTATCCCTACAATTATCCCCTAATTCTACAACTACAACATTTATAGCAAAGGGTAAAACAGCATTACCAGAAGATGTTTCTAATTTAACTATTGAGCCTATTAATGAACAATTTGTTAGGCTTAAATTTAAGCAAGCAGTAGCGGTAGATGTATTGCATGGTGGTCGTGTATATGTGAGGCATACTAATCAAATAGGTGGATCTGCTAGTTTTCAATCAGCACAAGATGTTATTGAAGCTGTTGCTGGTAATTCAACAGAGGTAATTTGTGCTGCACTTCCAGGAACTTATCTTTTGAAATTTCAAGATGATGGAGGTAGGTTTAGCGTTAATCCAGCTAGTGTATCTTTATCTATTGTTGATATTCTTGATTCTATAGTCGTTAAAACTGATAGAGAAGATACAGATTCAACACCTTATAACGGAACAAAATCTAATGTTGTATTTGATTCAACTCTTGGTGGACTAAAACTTACAGATCCTACAGCAAATAACAGTGGTACTTATGACTTTGTAGAAACTCTTGATCTTGGTGGTACATTCTCCCTTACTTTAAAAAGACATTTTCAAGGGGTTGGTTTTTATGTAGGTGATCAATTTGATAATAGAACAGATTTAATTGATACTTGGACGGATTTTGATGGAACAGTTGCAAATGACGCTAACGCTAAAATAGCTGTAAGAACTACTACAGATAATCCTTCTAGCTCTCCTACTTATACATCCTTTAATGATTTTGCTAATGGAACATTTAAAGGGAGAGGATTTCAATTTAGAATTACTTTAGATACAGCAGATAAAGCACAAAATATGAATTTACAGCAAGCAGGATATACAGCAACACTGCCTTCTAGAACAGAACAGTCATCCGTAATAGCGTCTGGAGCAGGAGCAAAGGTGGTGACATTCACGGCACCATTTTTTGTTGGAACGTCAGCTTTAGGTAATCTAAATAATTTCTTACCTTCTGTTAATATCTCTCCTCAAAATATGGCATCGGGTGATTTCTTTGAGCTAACTAATATATCTGGTACGAGCTTTACAGTTCATTTTAAAAACTCAAGTAATGCTAGTATTGATAGGAACTTTACCTACAGTGCTGTTGGTTTCGGCAAAGGAGGGTAACATGGAGAAAAATAGTTATTAACTATGGCTGATGTAACAAATTATACAATTGAAAATGCTTCTGGGGCTAATGTTAGAACTGACCTTAACAATGTTTTTGCTGCAATTCAATCAAGTAATTCTAAATCTACTGATTTAGCTGCCAGTCAATGTGTAGCTGGTATGCCTTTTCTAAATACCACCTCAAAAATATTAAAAATTAGAAATAGTTCTAATGGTGGTTTTACAGAAATAGGAAATATTGATCAAGCAAACTTAGGTTTACTATCTAAATCAGGTGGAACTATGACAGGTCAACTTTTAATTGATGACTCAAGTAGTGCTTCTGCCCCAGCATTAAGTTTTGACACAGACACAGATTTAGGTTTATTTAGAAAATCCGCAAATGTAATGGGATTTAGTTCAAGTGGTACAGAACAACTTACCTTTGACGGTAATGGCATAACTTTAAATAATGAAAATGAGATTAGATTTAGTGAGGCGAGTTCTAATGGAACAAATTATGTAATATTGAAAGCTCCTGCATCAGTGACTTCTAATAGAACACTGACTTTACCTGATGCTGACGGAACTATTGCATTAACTGGATCAAGTTCATTTACAATTGGTAGTACATCTGTAGCTTTAGGAGGAACAATAACAGACATTGCTGGACTTGGAAATCTTACACCAGCTACAAATAATACAAAAGATTTAGGAAGTTCAAGCTTGAGATGGAGAAATATTTATACAAATGATTTAAACTTATCTAACGAAGGTAGATCTAATGACGTTGACATGACTTGGGGGAGCTATACTATACAGGAAGGTTCAGAGGATCTTTTCTTGATTAATAGAAGAAATGGGAAGAAGTTTAAGTTTCTTTTGGAGGAAGTAAGCTAATGCCTGTAAATGCAAATGCTATAAAATTAGATGGTGGTTACGGTTCAGAACAAACTATTTATGGTGTAAGAGTTTGGTGTCAAATAAATAGTTCCCATGCTATACAAGGTAGTGGAGGAATTACTTCAGTAACCGATAATGGTACTGCGGATGCAATTTATAATTTTTCTATCACATTACCTGATACTGGGTATTCAGTAGTTTGTAGTACTAGCCTCGGAAGTGGCCCTGCTCATGTACAGCTTATTACTTTACTTACAACTAGCTTTAGATCAATTACTCGTTACTATAACTTTAGTTCTTATAATTCAACACTTACGATGATGGTGGTTAGGTAAAATGAGCAAAATTATTTATTTACAAGATAATGGAATAGTTGCAGTTGTACAGCCAGTATTAACTGAAATAAATCTAGCTACAGGTAAAAATTGGACTTTAGAAGAAATTGCAAAAAAAGACGTGCCAACAGGTAAAAAGTATAAAATAGTAGAAGATTCTGATATTCCAACAGATCGTAGTTTTCGAGATGCTTGGACTGTTTCAGAATCAGATTTAACTGACGGAGTAGGCTCATGAGTATTATTAAAACAGACATGGCTAAAGCTAGAGAAATTCACAAAAGTAATATCAGAACAGCAAGAAAAGATAAACTAGCAGAATTAGATATTGAATTTCAAAAAGCGTTAGAAACAGGTGCAAGTACAACTGATGTTGTGAGTAAAAAACAGGCATTGAGAGATGCACCTGCTGATTCTGAAATAACTTCTGCCTCAAGTGAAGCAGAACTGAAAGCACAATGGAAAACTGATATACTAGGCACATCTCCATATAGCTAATGGCAATCACTCCTGGAACATATAATATAACCATTCAAAGAAGGTCAGATCATAAGTTCCAACTTGTTTTTAAAGATTCAAATAATGCTGCAATAAATTTAACAGGATTCACTGTAGAGGCACAAGTTTGGGAAGAAACTCGCACCACAAAGTACGCTGACTTTGGAGTTACTTACACAAATAGATCAACTGGAACGATTGATTTAGCACTTACGGATACGCAAACTGCTACTTTTTCTCCCAGTATTTTAAAATACGATGTATTGCTTACAGATCCAAACGGATTAAAAGAGTATTATTTAGAAGGTAATATATTTATGAGTGAGGGCTATACTGCATGACTTCAGTAAACATCACCACCACAAAAAATACTGTTACAGTAAACGAGGGCGATGCTACAGTCGTAACTGTCGCAACACAAGGACCTGCAGGACCTTCTTTTGCTACAACTGGAACTACTTTAGATGATTCCGCTAAAGTAAATGATTCAGTAGTGTACTTCGATTCATCTAGTGGTACATTTAAAGCAGATGCTACAACCACCAAACTTACACTCGTAGACGGAGGAAACTTTTAAAAATGGCTAACACAGTACGCATAAAAAGATCAACAGGATCTTCAGCACCAACAAGCCTTGCAAATGCTGAGTTAGCTTTTGCAGAAGGCAGTAAAAAACTATTTATTGGTATTGGAACTGGAGGTGCAGGAGGATCTGCTACCACTATTGAAGCTATAGCTGGCACAGGAAGTTTTTTTGATAAAGATACAGTTAGAGCAGCAAATTCAGTATTATCTGGTCCTACAACAGGGAGTGATGCTGCACCAACATTTAGAGCTTTAGTAGCAGCAGACATTCCTTCTTTAGTTCATACAAAAATTTCGGATTTTGATGCTGGTGTAAGAGTTAATAGGTTAGATCAAATGGCTGCACCAACAGCGTCAGTTTCATTAAACAGTCAGACAATTACAAACTTAGCAGATCCAGTCAATACTCAGGATGCTGCAACTCGTGGCTTCGTTGAGGCTACTTCTCAAGGATTAGATGTTAAAGATTCTGTAAAAGTAGCGACAACAGGAAATATTACAATATCTACTGCTCTTAATAGTGGAGATTCTATAGACGGTGTTACTCTTGCCGATAACGATAGAGTATTGGTCAAAGACCAAAACACAGCTTCGGAAAATGGTATTTATAAAGTCGGGTCTTCACCATCTAGAACAGACGATTTAGCTGCTGGTGCAGACGCAGCAGGAATGTTCACCTTCGTAGAACAAGGTTCTGTTAATGCTGATAATGGGTTCGTTTGCACTAGCAATAAAGGATCAGCAGTAGTTGGAACTAATAATCTTACTTTTGCACAATTTTCTGGAGCAGGTCAAATTACAGCAGGCGATGGCTTAGATAAGTCTGGTAATACTCTTTCTGTTGATTTAAAAGCTAATGGTGGTCTTGTTATTGAATCTACTGAAATTGCTATTGATTTAGCTGCTAGTTCTATAACAGGAACTTTACCTGTAAGTAAATTAACAAGCGTTACTTCAACTGCTACTGAACTGAACGTGTTGGACGGCATTACCTCGACCACCGCAGAATTAAATCTTATGGATGGTGGAACTTCAGCTACATCAACGACTTTAGCAGCAGCAGACAGGTTTGTTTGTAATGACGCTGGAACGATGAAACAAGTGGCATTATCTGATCTAGTTACATTTTTAGAAGACGAAAGTGCATCTAGTTTTAACATAGACGGTGGATCTTATTAAGTCATAGGAGGTAAAAGCCAATGGCTAATCAAATTCGATTTAAAAGAGCAAGTGGTAGCGATCCAGGTGCCAGTGATCTTGTTTTAGGTGAACCAGCCGTAAGAACTGATACAGGTGAATTATTTCTTAAAAAAGATGATAACTCCGTAGCTAAACTTTCTGGTGGTGGAATTAGTGATGGAGACAAAGGCGACATTACAGTATCAAACTCAGGTGCAACATTCACTATTGATAATGATGCTGTAACTGAAGCAAAGTTAAATCTTATATCTACTACATCTGTTCCAAGCTTGGAAGCTAAAGGTACATCTGGATCAACTGAAGGTTATATTCAACTTAATTGTGCAGAAAACACACATGGAGTGAAAATTAAATCCCCACCTCATAGTGCAGGTGCAACTTATACACTTGTTTTGCCTGAGACTATTACAAATAATGGTGTATTAAAAACAGACTCTAATGGAAATACAAGTTTTGGTTTAGTTGGTACAACTAACATATCAAATGACGCAGTAAACGCTGACAAACTCGCTAACACATCTGTGACGGCTGGTAGCTATGGATCGTCCACTTCCATTCCAAGTATTACTGTAGATGCTCAAGGACGTATAACAGCAGCATCGGGTAATAGTATTAGTACAGATTTAGTAAATGACACATCACCACAGTTAGGCGGTGACTTAGATACTAATGGCAACGATATTTTATTTGGTGATAATGATAAAGCTAAATTTGGTACTGGTGAAGATTTACAAATTTATCATGATGGAACGGAATCATGGATAAAAAATAGTACTGGTACTCTAAATGTTTTAAATGATGGCACTTTTCAGTTTAAAAATTTAGCAGATAATCAAACTATTGCACAATTTGTAGCGGGTGGTGAATGTAAACTTTTTCATTCAAACACATCGTGTATTGAAACAACTTCTGATGGAGTAAAAATTCCTCGTCCAATTTTAGAAATTCAATCTACAGCATGTATGCTTGATATGATGGAAACTGGTGGAATAAGCAATCATCATAGATTAAGGCAAAATAGTGGTAACTTTCATATACAAACAATAACTTCTGATAAAAGTTCTTCTGTGACAGCACTAAAAGTTGATGGTGGAAATCAGGCTGTTGAATTGTATCAAGGTGGTAATAAAAAAGCAGAAACAGTTTCGGGTGGATTTACAGTAACAGGAACTTGCACTGCAACAGCTTTTTCTGGTAACGGAGCAAATTTATCAAATGTAGATTACAACAATATTGATAATACTCCTACAATTCCAACTAATAATAATCAATTGACAAACGGTGCTGGTTACATAACATCAGCAGCATTATCAGGGGCGGGTGATGGTGGTAATGCAGCATTATTAGATGGTATTGATTCAACACAATTTGTTAGATCAGATCAAAACGATACTATGGGAGGAATCCTTACACTATCTCATAGTTCAGATGAAAAATTAAATCTACAAGGTTCAAGCAATCCTTTTATAAGATTCAAAGAAAGTACTACAAATAAAGCCTTTATTCAATGGAACGCTTCTGGTTATTTACATATAGCTAATTCAGAAGATTCATCATCATTAAGAATTAAAGATTCAATAGACTTTAGTACAGATGGGTCAACTTTTTATACAGTTTGGCATGCAGGTAATGATGGGTCAAGTTCTGGGCTAGATGCAGATTTATTAGATGGACAACAAGGATCTTATTACCTTAATTACAACAACTTAAGTAATAAACCAACGATTCCAACTAACAATAATCAACTAACTAATGGTGCTGGTTATATTACCTCTGCATCATTCTCAGACGTTGCTGGTGGCGGTACTTTTACAGGGGATGTTACATTTCAAGGTGGTGCTGGTGCTGCAACTATACAAGCTCATAGTGATATAAGGTTTACTAATGGAAATTGGACAGGAGATGCTGTAAAAATTCAGCATCATGGAAGTGCTTTATATATAGGAATGGGTTCAAATGGTTTGATATTTAGAGAAAGTGGTACTGATAGAATATATATAGATGGTAGTGGAAATCTTATTCCAGCTACAACTAATGCTTATAATTTAGGTAGTTCTTCTAAGAGATGGGCGAACTTATACGTAAACGATATGCACTTCTCAAACGAAGGTAAACAGAATGATGTTGATGGCAGTTGGGGCGATTGGACTCTTCAAGAGGGAGAAAATTCAATATTTATGTTGAACAATAGAAATGGCAAAAAATATAAAATGAACTTAACCGAAATTGTTTAAGTAAACTTTTTTGATAAAATAAGAAAAAAACCATGAAAAGTATTACCGAAAAACAAATTTTAGAATGGAAAGAAGAATTAGATAAACAAACAAAAACAAGAGATCAGGCTCAAAGAGTTTTAAATGAATCCATACAAAATATTAATGTTTTGCAGGGCGGTATTCAGTTTGGGGAACTTGTTTTGAAAAAGATCGAGTCATTAAACCAGCCATCAGATATAGCGGAGCCAAGCCCACAATCAGAAAAAGCACCATTAAAGAAATAGGTGCTAAAGACTTAATTAATGCTTCTTTAATCATGTTTCAAAAAATCGCTAATGTTTTGAGTATCATCTCATTTCTAATGGTAGCTTCGATGAGTGGTGGAGCGTACTTTGGTTACAAGTATGTAACTTCAGAACAATTCAAAGCAAGAGTTATGAACGAGATTCTGGGCAATGTAAAAGGTATGTTGCCTAACGTGATGGATAACGCATTACCAAAAACAACAGGACCATCTATGGCTCTACCTAAGATGAAATTATGAACTGTTGGCACTGTAAAACAGAACTAATCTGGGGTGGGGATCATAGCGTTGACGAAAACTGTTTTCCTCATCTACAAGACCAGTACACAATGGTCACAAATTTATCCTGTCCAAAATGTCATTCAGATGTAGAAGTTTGCTTACCGAAGTATGCCTACGATTGATATACCTGAAATACATATCCCTGACATAGAAATACCAGAAGTTTACGTTCCACAAGTATCGTTACCAGGATATGAACCTTTAAATGTAGAAACTATAGGTTGTAAATATTTTCATCGAGATACAAAAAATACTGCCAATAGAAATTTATTGATAGACGATCCAAACGGAGTTGTAAGTAACTGTCCATATCCGTCTTTTATACCGATGAATTATCAGCCAGATCAACTGATTATTGTCGAGGAAGCTGCTGTTGTAAATGACGAGCCAGAAAAACTACCAGAAGGTAAACCACCTCA